GTCAAGAACTATGTTCTTGGTGGTGGACAAGGTGCTACATTTGCTGCAATCAATGTTACAGGTATAAGTACTGTTGCATTTGTAGATGCTACACAACTTAAAGTATCTGGTGTTTCTACATTTACAGGTACAGTCGATGTAAACGGAGCAATTGATGCTGATGGTGGTGCTAATATTGCAGGTGGTTTGGTTGCTAACTCAGCAGCAATATCTGATCTAACTGACGGAAGAGTTGTATTAGCAGGTACATCTGGAGAACTAGAAGACTCAGGAAATCTTACATTCAACGGATCACAATTAGGTGTAACTGGAACTGTAAATGCTTCAAGCACTGTTACTGGTACTGCATTCCATACAGGTGCTGAAGGGTCTGCAATTAGAGTTACTTCAAACACAATCTCAGGTCCTGCAACAATCACTATTGACCCTGCTGCGGTAGGTGATAATACAGGTAAAGTTGTAATCGCTGGTGACTTCCAAGTAGACGGTACAACCACTACAGTTAATTCTACAACCGTTACTATTACTGACAAAAACATTTTAGTTGCAGACGGTGCTGCTAACGATGCTGCTGCTGATGGTGGTGGTATTACAATCGAATCTGGTGAAGGTAACAAAACATTCCAATTTGAAGCAACAGGTGACAACTTAGGATCTTCTGAGAACTTAAACGTTGCATCTGGTAAGGCATTCAAGGTAAACAACGTAGATACATTAAATGCAACTACTCTTGGATCTGCTGTTGTAAACTCTTCTCTTACTAATGTTGGAACTCTTACAGGTCTTACAGTTTCTGGTAATGCATCGATTGAAGGTAATGTAGATTTAGGTAATGCTACATCTGACACTATAACTGCAACAGGTCGTTTTGATAGTGATCTAGTTCCTTCTACCGATGGTGCAAGAGATTTAGGTTCATCTACATTAGAATGGAAAGACTTATATCTTGATGGCACTGCTCACGTTGACACTTTAGATGTTGATGTAAATGCAGGAATAATTGGTGACGCAACAGTTGGAGGAACACTTGGTGTTACTGGTGATGCAACATTAGGGGCAGACCTTGATGTCACTGGCACAATTACTGGTAATTCATTCAGTGGATCTGGATCAGGATTATCTGCAGGAACAACACCAATTACCACTCTTGATATAGACGGTGGTACAGATATTGGTGCTGATCTAGTAGATGCTGACTTGATCGTAGTTGATGACGGTGCTGGTGGTACAAACCGTAAGTCTACAATGTCTAGAGTCAAGAACTATGTTCTTGGTGGTGGACAAGGTGCTACATTTGCTGCAATCAATGTTACAGGTATAAGTACTCTAGCATTTGTTGATTCAACTCAACTCAAGGTATCTGGTATTTCCACATTTACTGGAGCAATCGATGCTAACGGTGGAGCAACTATTGATAATATCCAAATTGGGGTAACTGGTGATAATGAAATAGATACTGCTTCTGGAAATCTAACTATTGATTCCGCAGGAGGAACCACAACTCTTGATGATGATGTTGTAGTTTCAGGTTCTGTTACTGCATCTGGAACACTTACTGCTAATGGTAATGTAGACTTAGGTAATGCAACAAGTGATACAATCACTGCAACAGGTCGTTTTGATAGTGATATAGTTCCTTCTGTTGATAGTACAAGAGATTTAGGTACATCTACACTCGAATGGCAAGATTTATTCATTGATGGAACTGCACATATTGATACACTGGACGTTGATGAAAATGCAGGAATAATTGGTAACGCAACAGTTGGAGGAACACTTGGTGTTACTGGAGAATCTACTTTAGCATCCGCTACAGTATCTGACCTCACATCGGGAAGAGTTGTTCTTGCAGGTACTGGTGGTGCTATCGAGGATAGTGGCAACCTTACATTCAACGGTACAACATTAGCAGTTACAGGTAATGAAACAATATCTGGAACTCTTGGTGTTTCTGGAACATCTACATTAACAACAGTTGATATAAATGGAGGAGCTATAGATGGTACAGCAATAGGTGCAAATTCAGCATCTACTGCTGCTTTTACAACTTTAGATGCTTCTGGTGCAGTAAACTTAAATGATACTACACAATCAACCAGTAACACATCTGGTTCTTTAATAGTTGATGGTGGTGTTGGTATTGCCAAGAACCTAAACGTAGGTGGAACACTTGATGTTGATGGACAACTTACAAGTGCTGCACCTCTAAGAAACTCAACTGGTGGTGGATTGATTGCTGGAGTTGGTATTCACTCACAATCTGCTGCTGCAGGTCTTGTAACTGCATTTAAATTCAGAGGAAATGGTTTAGAAGACTTTATTGTTGAAGATGGCATTGCTGATGTTGTTTTAACTGGTGTTGCTGCTACTACATTCACAACATCCGAAACAACAGTTCTTACTCAAGGACAGACTGCTATTACAGTTTCTGCAAACTATACAGCAGGATTTGTAGATGTATACCTAAACGGTGTTCGTCTTATCACAGGAACTGACTACGCAGAAACAAACAGTAGCACAGTTACACTTGCATCAGGTGCAACTGCAGGAGATGAAGTTGAAGTTGTTGCTTGGAAAACACTTGGTAATGTTGTAAGCGTTCAATCACTGAAGACTGCTGCTGATCTAACAGTATCAGGGGTGGCAACTGCCACTGGTGGATTTGTTGGAGACCTTACAGGTAATGTAACTGGTAACGCTGCAACTGCAACAAAACTTGCAGCAACAAAAACTATAGCTGGTGTTGCTTTTGATGGTTCTGCAAATATCTCCTTGAACAATAATGCAATAACAAATGGAGCAGGGTATATAACTGCAACACTTACAGAGGAACAAGTAGAAGATTTTGTAGGTGGAATGGTAACTGGAAATACTGAAACAGGTATTACAGTCACATATCAAGACTCTGATGGAACACTAGACTTTGTTGTTGCTTCACAAACTGATGAAAACTTCACAACAGCAGATCACGCAAAACTTGATGGTATCGAGGCTAGTGCTGATGTAACTGATGCTACTAATGTAGATGCTGCTGGTGCAGTAATGAATAGCGACACAACCACTGCTTCAATGAGTTTTGTTGTAGATGAAGATAACATGTCATCTAACAGTGCTACAAAAGTTCCAACACAACAATCAGTTAAAGCATATGTAGATGCTGAAGTAGGGGCAGTAGATGTAACCACATCTATTGCTGGTGATTCTGGTAGTGGTTCAGTTTCAACATCACAAACTCTAACTGTTTCTGGTACATCAAACGAAATTGAAACTTCCGCATCTGGTCAAAGTATTACTATAGGTCTTCCATCAACAGTCAATGTCACAACATCTATTGATGTGCCAACAATTGAAGTAACCAATGTTAAAGCGAAAGATGGCACTACTGCTCTCACTATATCTGACTCCACAGGTGCTGTAGCATGTTCTCAAAACCTTACAATTGGTGGTAATTTAGTTGTTAATGGTACTACTACACAGGTCAATACAACAAACACAACTATTGAAGATGTTCTTCTTGAATTGGGTATGGTTGATGGTTCTGCTCCAACTTCTGACCTAAACAAAGATCTTGGTGTTATATTTAATTACTATACTGATTCTGCTAAAAAAGCAGCAATGTATTGGGATGACAGTGCCTCTAGATTTGTCTTTTCCAATGTTGCCACTGAGAGTTCAGGTGTTATGACAAATTCTAGTGCTGGTGCATTAGAAGTTGGATCTTTATATGTAAATGACTGTGCAGGTAATACACAATTAGTATCATGCTCTGGAACTACTCGTTCACTTAATAATATAAGTATAGACGGGGGTAGTTTTTAGATCTTATAATTGATAAACTATATGTATGGAAGAAACACTTGAAAATCCACAGGAAGGTAATCCTGTGTTATGTAGTCTACCATTTTCTCAATTAAGAAATGCTCCTGGATTAAACTATCAACCATGTTGTTGGGCAAAAGGTGAATCAATTTGTGGTCCTCAAAATACCTCACCTATTGAATATTTTAAAAGTAAAATATTTAATCAGATTAGAAAAGATATGTTAGCAGGTAATATGAGTCCAGAAGTAAAGAGTATGTGTAAAATATGTTTGGGTAATGAAAAAGAAATTGGTAAATCAACACGCACTCAAATGAAACATGAATGGAGTGTATTGAGGAACTTTGATGTTGATGGTAAAATGGTTGATACTGATGATAGGTTTTTAAAGTTAGAACTAAATGCTTTTGGTAATTACTGTAATTTAGAATGTTATGAGTGCCAACCTGATAATTCAAGCAGAAGAATAGAAAGATTAAAAAAAATGGATCCCATATGGAGGGGATTAGTACAAAGAATATCATTTGCTCATAAAGATGTAAAAAAATCAAATCCAGACCAATGGAAATTATTTGTTGATGATCTCGTATGTCATGGTAAGAATATTAAAACCCTTGCATTTTGTGGTGGTGAACCAATGACAATGGTATCTCATTTTGATATACTTGATGCCTTGATAGAAACAGATCAAGCAAAAAATATAAAACTTACGTATGTGACTAACTTTACTCTTTTTAATCTTAAAAAAATGAAAAAATATATTGATGCTTTCAAGTGGGTTTCTGTAAATTGGAGTGTGGATGGATTAGGAGAGAGAAATCACTGGTTGAGATATCCTACTAAGTGGGATATTACATTGAAAAATGTATTAGATGTAAGAGATTATTTTTACAATAGTAAGGAAAACAAGTATTTTAAAAGAAAAAGATTATTTTCATACATAAAAAATAAAAAATCCCAAGATCATATTAAAAGAGAATGGAAACTTGGAAAAATAGAAGTCACAATCACACCTAGTTTGTTAGGCATTTATAAACTCAAAGAAACAGTTGAGTTTATGAGGAAGATGAATTTATATACTGATACAACAACAATGCTGAATAAAATTGATGCCCCTAAATTTTGTCAGACTAGACATTTACCCGATAAAATAAAAGAAGAGATAGGTGATGATATAAAATCTATATCACAATATGTTTATGACGATATGATGCAACCAAGAGATCAACATAGTTTTGAGTTAGGGATCAAATACTTCGATGCACTTGATAAATCAAGAGGTACTAATTGGAGAAAAATATTTCCTGAAATAGCATGTTATTTGTAATTGAAAAAATAAATTTTGAACCATATTCTTATGATCTATGGAGTATATTATCAAAAGGGTGTTATTTTTTTGAGTCAAGTGACTTTATTATTGAGTCATTAGAAAATTACTATGATATTAAAATCACTAGCATTGAATATTGTAACGTCATAAAACAGACTGATTGTGACGGGTATATTAATCCAATACATAATATTGCTTGTGGTATAACTTCTACTAGAAATAAGACAACTTAACATGCACTAAATAGGGCAGTTAATAATTTTTTTTATGGATGAACAAGATTACAAAAATTTGATTACAGTATATCAAAACAAACATACTAATCTTATTAATCAGGTAATTGCTCTTGAATCGAGAGAATTAAAATATCGTCAAACGATTGAGATGTTAAGTAATAATAACAATCAATTAAATGAAAAAATACTTCAATTAGAAAAAAAATCTCCTAGACCAAAAAAACCAGCAAAACCATCTGATGGCGGTAAATTCTAAATAATAATATCTGATATATATCAGATTTAATGAGTATATACCAATAATAGTATGGCATCTCCAAATATAAAATTTAAGCGATCTTCTGTCGCTGGTAAAAGTCCCTCGCTTGCAAATATAGAACTTGGCGAAATTGCCATGAACACCTTTGATGGTGATCTGTATATCAGACACGATCAATCTTCAGTAGGTGTAGCAACAACGGTAACAAGAATAAATCCATGGAATGAACCGAATGGTGTGGGGGCAGGTATTTCATATAGTGGTAACGTAAAAGTTGATGAATTGACAGTTGGAAATTATGATTTTCCGACCACTGTAGGATCAGAGGGTCTAGTTCTAAAGGTTGCTTCAGATGGCAATTTAGAATTTGGTTCTGGTGCTTCAGGTGGTGTTGTACCAACCGAAGAAACATTTACTGCTACACAAGGTCAAACGGTTTTCACTGCCTCATCAAGTCTACCAACATATATTCAAATTTTTATTAATGGAGTAAAAATTAGACCAACTACAGACTTTAGTAAATCTGGTGCTTCAGTAACTTTGGTTTCTGCTGCAACTTTAGGAGATGAAATAGATATAGTTAGGTTTGACTAATAAATAAAGAAAACTGTGTATAAATATGGCATCGCCTAGCACAAGGGCAGGTTTAGTTGACTATGGAAAAAGACAACTAGGGTTTCCTGTTTTAGAAATTAATATTGCAGATGAACAGGTCGAGGATCTGATAGACGATACTATTCAGGTATATCAAGATCGCCATTACGATGGCGTTGAGTTGATGTATATGAAATATAAAATAACTCAAAATTTTATTGATTCTGTAAAAGCAGGAGGAGATGTAGATTCTGTTGGTTTAACCACTACAACGACATCAGCGAGTATTACAGGGATTGGGACAACTACCTTCACATTTGAAGAAACTCAAAATTTCATTCCAATACCAGATGCGGTAATAGGAATAGAAAAAGTTTTTAAATTAGATAATAGAGCAATTAGCACAAACATGTTTAATGTTAATTACCAACTATTTTTAAATGAAATTTATTATTTTAGTTCTATGGAACTTCTTAGTTACACAATGACTAAGAGATACTTGGAAGATTTAGATTTTATATTACACCCTGATAAACAAATAAGATTTAATAGAAGACAAAGTAGATTATATATTGATACTGACTCTTCGAGCATGAGAGCAGATGATTACTTAATTATTCAATGTTACAGGGTTTTAGATCCTGATACATATACTAAAGTTTATAATGATCCGTTTGTAAAAAAATATTTTACAGCATTAATGAAAAAACAATGGGGTATAAATCTCACAAAATTTAAGGGTGTAAAATTGCCTGGTGGAGTTGAATTAAATGGTAGAGAAATATATGAAGATGGTGTCAGAGAAATACAAGCCATAGAAGAAAAAATGCAAACATACTATGAGATACCGCCTTTAGATTTTATTGGATAATGCTCAATAATTTTATAACTCAAGGTGTAAAAAGTGAACAGAACCTCATTCAGGATCTGGTGGATGAGCATATCAAAATGCATGGTATTGAATTTACTTACATGCCAAGGACATTTATTAATACTAAATCAATCATGCGTGAAACTAATGTATCTGATTTCACGATGTCATTTCCTTTAGAGGGTTATATAGAAAATTATAATGGTTACGCTGCTGATCATAATTTATTAACAAAGTTTGGTGTAAAGTCCACAGCATCACTTGACATAGTGATATCACAAAGAAGATATGAAGAATACATAACACCATTACTTGCTAGTGACGAAACTGGATTATCTAAAGCACCCACTAGACCATTAGAGGGTGATTTAATATATTTTCCATTGGGTGATACTTTATTTGAAATAAAATATGTAGAGCATGAAAGTCAATTCTTTCAATTGCAAGAAAATTACATATATGTTTTGAAATGTGAAGTGTTTGAATATGGTGATGAAAAAATTGCAACTGGTATAGATGCAATTGATGATGATTTTGAAACAATAGGATATAACGCAACCCTTACCATGACAGGAATTGGTACAACAGCGACTGCATTTACAAGTCTAGTCAATGGAGGCGTACATAAAATTGATGTTATAAATGAAGGAGTTGGATATACTACTACACCTGATATAAGAATTTCTCCTCCAAAACATCTAGTCGGAAGAAAAGCATCTGCTTTTGGAATCATGACGACAAATTCAGGTGGCAGTCAATCGTTACAAGAAATAAGAATAAGTGATCCTGGTTTTGGTTATACTAGTATACCGAGGGTCTTTATAACATCAGACGATGAAGGTTCTGGTGCTGAAGCGATTGCTGGAATAGGAACAACTGGATCAGTGGGAATTGTCACGTTATCATTTACGGGACGAGATTATGTAACACCACCATTAGTAACTATTTCAGACCCACCTGCTGGTGGACTCACTGCTATTGCAACTGCCGTTTTAGATGGTTCTGGTTCATTATCAGCGATTAGATTATTAAATGCAGGTTATGGTTATACAGCAACTCCATCAGTCGTTGTATCTGCTGCTGGAACAATAGGTATAGGTACATATTATTTTGGAACGAATGTAACTGGTTCCCTCAGTTCAACATCTGCTTACGTTACTCAGTGGGATGCTTCTACAAGAATTTTGAAAGTAAAAGATCTTACTGGTAAATTTACTCCTAATGAAATACTTGTTGGATATGCAAGAGCAACGACTGACACTAACGCATATAGGATAAATACTATTAACTACGATGATGACACTGCAACATATGATCAAAATGTTGACTTTCAATCTTCTGGTGATTCAATATTAGATTTTACGGAAAAGAATCCCTTTGGTGAATTATGATAGGTAATTATTTTTACAACGAAACTATAAGAAAGACTGTAATTGCTTTCGGAACTCTTTTCAATAACATTTATATTAAAAAAACAGATGATGCTACAGGCAATACTCTTAAGACTATAAAAGTTCCTATTGCATACGGTCCTATGCAAAAGTTTTTAGCGAGAATAGAGCAACAACCAGACTTAGAAAAAAATAATTTTACACTTCCTAGACTTTCATTTGAAATCACATCTTATGCATATGATTCTTCAAGAAAAGCAGCACCAATTACTAAGTTTATATTAAAAGAAAATTCTAATCAAAGTAAAATAAAAAAAGTGTTTATGCCTGTGCCTTATGACATAGGATTCAGATTAAGTTTTGCAGCAAAATTGCAAGATGATGTTCTTCAAATTTTAGAACAAATACTTCCATTTTTCCAACCTCATTATAGTGTGACAATGAATGTGCTTCAGGGTCATGAAGAAAAAAGAGATATTCCATTTACATTAACAGACATATCATTTAAAGATGAGTATGAAGGTGATTTTGGTGAAAGAAGGGCAATAACTTATGAATTAGATTTTTTAGCAAAAACATACTTCTACAATGAAATTCCTACTGATGAAAGTGGAGGTATTATTAAACGTGTTCAAATAGATTATGCTACAAATATTAAGGCACCAAGAGAAGTAAGATATGTTATTACACCACAAGCAACTAAAGATTATAACAATGATAATACAACCTCTTTATCTGAAAATATAAATGCGAATCAAACTCTTCTTAAAGTAGTAAATGCTGCCTCTATTGAAAAATTTGAATATATAAGGGTAAATCAAGAAACTATGAGAGTAGAGTCAATTGATGGTAACAACGTTATCGTAGATAGAGGTGCTTTTGGAACAACTATTCAAGAACACTTCACTGGTGATCAATTAGATTTGATTAATGCTGCCGATAATGCTGCTATTGAAATAGGAGATGATTTTGGATTTGATTCTGACATATCATTCTTCCAAGATTCTAAAGAATTTAGTCCATCTCAAGGCACGGATATTTAATTATGAATCAAGAAAGTATTGATAAAGCACTCAATGTAAAAGCAAAAATTGTAAAGGAGACTCCTAGAAAAATTAAGGATACTCCTCAAGATGATTTTGAATATTCTCGTGGTCAATTATATAATCTAGTAGAGAAAGGACAAGAAGCAATTGATGGAATTATGGATGTATGTCAAGATTCTCAACATCCAAGAGCATATGAAGTTGCAGGTCAATTGATAAAAAGTGTAGGTGATGTTACAGATAAACTTCTTGATTTACAAAAAAAAATGAAAGACATTGAACAACCTCAAAGGTCAGGTCCTAACACAGTTAATAACGCATTGTTTGTTGGTAGTACATCAGAATTACAAAAGATATTAAAGAAAGGAATTCTAAATAAAGATGCGGAGAAAAAATGAAGACCTGTAAACCTGGTTACTATTATTGTAATACAGACAAGAAATGTAAAAAAATTCCCCGTGGTTATCATGTTGGAATGAGAGGTTATCTCTATCCAGATGATGATTCAAAATCTAATGGGAAGAAAAATGGTAATGGAAATGGTAATGGAAATGGTGGAAATGGTGGAAATGGTGGAAATGGTGGCGGGGTGAGCGAAGCAACTATGACTTCTACTCAAAAAAGAAAAGACACCATGTTGAAAAAAAAATATGATGATTCAGGCATGAAAAAAAATATGCAAAAACAGTATGGGAAAGAAGAAGGAAAGAAAGTATATTTCGCCACAATTCGCAAACAAGCAATGGAAGGATCATTACATAAATGGTTTTCTGGATCTAAATCCAAAGATGGAAAAGGTGGTTGGGTAAACGTAAAGACTGGTGGAACCTGTGCGAGTGATGAACCAGGTGAAGGAACACCTAAGTGCGTCTCATCATCTAAACGTGCAAGTATGTCTAAAGCAGAACGTGAGTCCGCATCGAGAAGAAAGAAAGCAGCAGATCCTAATCAACAACAAAAAACTGGTGCTGCAAAACCAACTTATGTTTCAACTGACAAACCTAAAAAGAAAATAAAAGAAGAAATTCAAATTACAGAATCTGATAAAAAAGGTAAGGGTAGCGGTAAGAAAGATGCTTGCTATCATAAGGTAAAAGCAACATATCCTGTATGGCCAAGTGCTTATGCCTCTGGTGCTCTTGTAAAGTGTCGCAAAGTTGGTGCAGCGAATTGGGGTAACTCATCTAAAAAAGAAGAATACGATTTTAAAAAATTCACGGAGTTCCAAAATGAAGTCGCAGCATGGCAAAGAAAACAAGGTAAAAACAAGTCGGGAGGACTTAATGAAAAAGGCAGAAAAAGTTACGAACAAGAAAATCCTGGATCTGACCTTAAAGCACCTAGCAAGAAGGTTGGAAACCCCCGTAGGAAATCATTCTGCTCTAGAATGAAAGGGATGAAAAAGAAATTAACAAGTGCTAAAACTGCAAGGGATCCAAATTCAAGGATTAATAAAGCACTTAGAAAGTGGAATTGCTGATGCCAACAAGTGAAGTCTATCTAGGCAATCCTAATTTAAAAAAAGTAAATACAAGAATTGAATTTACAGAACAGGATATAAAAGAATTTCTTAAATGTAAAAATGATCCTGTATACTTTGCTAAAAAATTTGTACAGATAGTAAACGTGGATAGAGGTTTGATACCTTTTGACATGTATCCTTTTCAAACAAAATTAATAAACAATTTTCATAATAATAGATTTAACATATGTAAGATGCCTCGTCAAACAGGTAAGTCAACTACATGTGTGTCATATCTATTACATTATGTAATTTTTAATGATAATGTAAACGTTGCTATTCTTGCAAACAAAGCATCAACCGCAAGAGATTTATTAGGAAGATTGCAATTAGCATATGAAAACCTACCAAAATGGATGCAGCAAGGTATCATAGCATGGAACAAAGGATCAATGGAGTTGGAAAATGGATCAAAGGTTTTGGCTGCTTCTACATCTGCAAGTGCTGTCAGGGGTGGATCTTACAACATTATCTTCCTCGACGAGTTCGCTTTCATCCCGAATCACATCGCTGAAGACTTCTTTGCCTCAGTTTATCCTACTATATCTTCTGGTCAATCAACCAAAGTCATAATGGTTTCTACACCTCATGGTATGAATCATTTCTATCGTTATTGGCATGATGCTGAAAGAGGAAGAAATGATTATATACCCACTGAGGTTCATTGGTCAGAAGTGCCAGGAAGAGATGCAGAATGGAAAGAACAAACTATAAAAAACACAAGTGAAGAACAATTTAGAACTGAATTTGAATGTGAATTTTTAGGATCTGTTGATACTTTAATATCAGCATCAAAATTGAAATTATTAGTTTATGAAGATCCTAAAACAATAAATGGTGGGTTAGCGATATATACGGAACCTATTCCAAAACATGATTACATTATTACTGTTGACGTTGCAAGAGGTATTCAAAAAGATTATTCAGCATTTATAGTTTTTGATACAACATCAATACCATACAAAGTTGTTGCAAGATATAGAAACAATACTATAAAACCAATGTTGTTTCCTAACATTATACATGAAGTCGCTCAAGGATATAATGATGCTTATATTTTATGTGAAGTAAATGATATTGGAGATCAAGTTGCATCAATATTAAATTTTGATTTAGAGTATGAAAATATTTTAATGTGTTCAATGAGAGGACGTGCAGGTCAAATAGTCGGGACAGGATTTAGTGGTAAAAAAACTCAATTAGGAGTAAAGATGAGTGTTACTACTAAAAAAGTAGGATGCTCTAATTTAAAAACATTAATTGAAGATGACAAACTTTTACTCAGTGACTATGAAACTATAGCGGAACTTACAACTTTCATTCAAAGAAAACAATCATTTGAAGCGGAGGAAGGTTGTAATGATGATCTTGCAATGTGCCTTGTTATATTCTCATGGTTAGTAGTGCAAGATTATTTTAAAGAGATGACAGATAATGATGTTCGTAAACGCATGTATGAAGAACAAAAAAATCAAATCGAACAGGATATGGCACCATTTGGTTTTGTAAGTGATGGATTAGATGATATGAATGATCAAGTTGATTCCAATGGAGACAGATGGAAGGTTGATGAATATGGAAGTCGCTCTTTTATGTGGGAATATCACTAAAGAGTCCTTTTCAATAAATACTTTTAGTCAAAACATAGGGACAGTAGGAAAAAAAGAATGGCACTACGATTAGCATCCCCTGGTATTTCTGTTCGTGAAGTTGATTTAACCCGTGGTGCGGTTGACGCAACCCTTAACGTCACTGCGGGAATCGCAGGACCTTTCAAAAAAGGACCTGTAAATGAGGTAACAAGAGTAATAAATGAAAAAGATTTAATTGATAAGTTTGGTGGTCCTGGTGCTGCTATTACTGATTATCACTACGAGACATGGTACGCAGCAGCGAACTTCTTATCTTATGGTGGTCAATTAGATGTTGTAAGAGCAGGTGGAGGTGTAACAAACTCAAATGCAGGTGTTGGAATTGCTTCAACAACTTCACTAACAATCGAAAATTACGACGATTACATTAACAACTACACAACTGCATCTAATTTTTATTGGGCAGCAAAAAATCCTGGCAGTTGGGGAAATAATATTAGAGTATGTATTATTGATAATGCAGCAGATCAAAGAATAACTGGTATTCTTACAACTAAAGTTGGATCAAATCTTTCTGGAGTATTTTCTGCTGATATAAATGTTGGTTATGCTGTAACACAACAACTCAGTGGTGTCACTCTAGGTATAGGTACAACCTCTGCACCAGCTGTAAATGACTATCTAAAAGGTATCATAACAGGTATTGGAAATAGTTTTGTTGATGTAAAAGTTGTATCAAAAGTTATTGCAGGTGTAGAAACAGCAGTTAACTATCAAGAAAATTCTCAATTTGAATTTAAAACAAATAATGGAAACACTAGATTAGGAATTTCATCATCTGTATTAGGTGATGTAGGTATTATTACAGGAACACCTTCACCAGTGGCATGGTATGAACAACAAAAGGCATTAACATCTATTGCTGATGGTGGGTCTGATCCCGTAACAGTATCATGGCAACAAATTGCAGATAAACCTGCTACAAATAGTTTTGTTTCAAGTAGAAACGGAAGGAACGATGGAGTAAATATTGCTGTATTCGATATTAAAGGAAATGTAACTGGCACACCAGGCACACTTCTTGAAAAATTTACTGGTCTATCAAAAGCAAAAGACGCTGAAAAACAGAATGAATCAATTTATTATAAGAATATATTAGCAGATAATTCTGAATACATCTTTGCAGGAACATCACCTGCTGTAACAGATAGTTTCCATAATACATCAGCACTTGCTCTTGGTTTCTCATCTGGTGTAATACCAATTTCTTCTGCCTCAAGTGCTTGGGGTCAAGATTCTCAAGACACAGAGTTTGCAGGATTAGGAAACAAAAGTTATAAACTTTTAGGTGGTTTTGACTATCAAGGTCATATTGGTTTATTCAGAACAAATTTAGGTGACACACTAAATGCATACGCAAAATTAGAAGATAAAGTAAATGCTGACATAAGATTCTTACTTCAAGGTGGTGCTTTTGGTACTCAAGCAGAAGAACAAGCAAAAGCACAAAAATTAATTTCAATATGTGAAACAAGAAAAGATTGTGTGGCATTTATATCACCTAACAGAAGTGCCACTGTAAATATCACAGATGCATCAAGACAGTTAACTAACGTACTCCAATTCTTCTCACCACTCGCATCATCATCTTATGCTGTGTTTGATAGTGGATATCAGTATATTTACGACAGATTTAACAAAAGATTTACATACATTCCTCTATCAAGTGATATTGCTGGACTATGTGTAAGAACTGATATAAATCAATTCCCTTGGTTCTCACCCGCAGGAGTTGTAAGAGGAGCATTAACAAATGCCATCAAATTAGCATTTAATCCTGGTCAGGCAGCAAGAGATAGACTATACACAAATAGAATAAATCCAGTTATACCTCAACCAGGATCTGGTATTTTATTATTTGGAGACAAAACAGCGTTAGCTGTTGAAAGTGCATTTGACAGAATCAATGTTCGTAGATTGTTTATAACAATCGAAAGAGCAATTGAAAATGCTGCTGAAGCACAATTATTTGAACTCAATGATGCTGGTACAAGATCAAACTTTGTAAATATAGTAGAACCTTTTCTTCGTGACGTTGTAGCGAAACGAGGAATACAAGACTTCCTACTAGTTTGTGATGAAACTAATAACACTCCTGACGTAATAGACAGGAATGAGTTTATCGCTGACATATTTGTCAAACCAGCAAGATCAATTAACTTTATTGGTCTAACCTTTGTCGCAACTAGGACTGGAGTTTCATTCTCTGAGGTCGTAGGCACCGTTTAATTAGTACTAAAAAATGGACAAGAACATCTTTTCAATACCGAATAATCAAAGAACAATTGATTCATTCAAATCTAGGTTAATAGCAGGTGGTGCCAGACCAAATTTATTTGAAGTTGAAATGGCATTCCCTAATGAAGAAATATTTCCTGAATTAGGAGATACAACATTTAGAATGTTGATTAAGGGAGCAGCACTACCACCATCAACTCTTACACCAATAGAAATTCCATTTCGTGGACGTAAGTTAAAGATTGCTGGAGATAGAGTATTCAATCCTTGGACAATCAAAGTTGTTAATGATAATGATTTTAAATTAAGAGAAGCATTTGAAAGATGGTCAAACTTTATTGTTAAAGTTTCAGATGGTTCTGGAACATTAAATCCATCGGATTATCAAGTTGATTGGATTGTAAACCAATTAGGAAGAGCAAAATCACCTGCGTCTAATGTCCCTGCAAAAGATAATTCCGAAACACTTCCAGTTTTAAGAAGATATTATATGAAGGGTTGTTTCCCATCAGATGTGACTCAAATTGAACTAAATTATGATTCTGAAAATCAAGTAGAAGAGTTTGATGTAACATTACAAATTCAATATTGGGAAGCATATGATGGCGAAGGTGCTCCATCAGTAGTATAATAAATATAAAATAATAGATATAATATGGCAAAACTTTTTGGGTTTTCTATCGATGAACCAGATAAAAAACCGAAAGGTGTAGTCAGTCCTGTTCCTCCAAACAATGAGGACGGGGTTGATTATTTTTTACAGTCTGGATTTTATGGTCAATATCTTGACATTGAAGGTGTATTTAAAACTGAATTTGATAGTGTAAAAAAATATCGTGATATGGCATTACACCCAGAGTGTGATACTGCGGTAGAACATGTAGTTAATGAAGCAATAGTTTCTGATTTAAATGATAGTCCTATAGATATTGATTTAGATAATTTAAATGCGGGTGATGGACTTAAAAAAGTTATTAGAGAAGAATTCAAACGTATAAAAGATCTCTTGAACTTTGATAAGAAGGCTCATGAGATATTCAGAAATTGGTATGTAGATGGTAGGTTATATTATCATAAGGTTATTGATTTACAAAAACCACAGGAAGGATTAAAAGAATTAAGATACATTGATTCTCTTAAAATTAAGTTGATGCGTGTCAAACCCAAAGACACTAGAAAGGATTTAATTCCACCTAATACAGAATATGGAAGACAGCAAGATGGTAAGGTATCAAAAGATCAAGAAATAATAGAATTTTATACTTACTATCCACAAGGGATGGCACAGAGATATGGTAACGTAGCGGGTAAAGGAATTAAAATAGCAACTGATGCTATATGTCATGTTAGTTCTGGATTAGTGGATCGTAATAGACATCTTGGATTATCTTACTTACATAAAGCAATTAAATCTCTCAATCAACTCAGAATGATTGAAGATTCATTAGTAATTTACAGATTATCGAGAGCACCAGAAAGAAGAATATTTTATATAGATGTTGGAAATCTTCCTAAAGTAAAAGCAGAACAATACCTTCGTGATGTAATGTCAAGGTATAGAAACAAGTTGGTATATGATGCTAATACTGGTGAAATTAAAGATGATAAAAAATTCCATTCTATGCTGGAAGATTTTTGGTTGCCAAGAAGAGAAGGTGGAAGAGGAACAGAGATAACAACTTTACCTGGTGGACAAAATTTAGGTGAATTAAATGATATCGAATATTTCCAAAAGAAATTATTCAGATCATTGAACATACCTGAATCAAGAATAGGTGGTGATCAAGGATTTAATTTAGGTAGATCATCTGAGATATTAAGAGATGAACTTATGTTCTCCAAGTTTGTTGGAAGAATGAGAAAACGTTTCAGTTATCTTTTTCTTGATCTTTTAAAAACACAATTAATTTTAAAAAATATAGTCACTCCAGATGATTGGGATAGAATGTCAGAGCACATTCAATTTGACTTTTTATATGATAATCATTTTGCAGAACTTAAAGAAGCAGAATTGATGAATGAACGTTTGAATGTTATGGAGAGGATTGAACCTTATATTGGCACATATTATTCAAGAGATTATGTAAAGAGAAAAGTGTTGCGTCAAACTGATGAAGAAATAATTGAAATGGACAAAGAAATGGAAAAAGAAAATGAAATGGGAACTGGTGTCCCACTTGAAACTCAAAATGCTATAGCGATGAGTCAACAAAATGATCTTGGAGCGAATCCGACTGAACCAGATTTAGAAAATAAAAAAGGTGGCGACTCCACTGAAGCACCTGGCATAGACATCAAGAAGGCAAAGATATGATACATATTTTTAATTTTTTTGCAGTAGCACTAATGTGGGTACAAGTCCCGATGTGGCATGACGATTGGTCTAAATGTGCAGTTGATGTACCTGACTCAGCATGTCATTGGTATGTTGCAAACGCTGATAATACCTTTGGAGAAGGATTTGATTGGGAAGAAGCACCATGGTTTGACGCTAATGGATTGTCAGATGTCGCTTCTATAGATAAAGAAACAGTAGTACAGAAGTTACAAGACACTAAATAAGTATTATATAACTAAAAAAACTATGGATTCTGCCGAGCTTGTAGATATGGTGATGAACGATGCTCCTGCGTCTGAAGTTTCTGACTACATTAAAAGTTTGATGTATGCAAAAGCAGGAGAAAAATCTGACGCTATGAAACCTGAAGTAGCAGATGCATACTTTGGAACTAAAGATAACGAGGAACAGGAAGAAGAATGAGTGCCTTCAAAGTAGTGCAAGATCTTGGTGACTTTACAGTCACTAACGCTACTCAAACCACATTTAATTCTCATATCATAAGAACTGGTGTTCTTAGAATTGGTATTGGAAGTATTAGAGATGGATGTAGAGTAGGCGTTGCTAACACAAATACAATCGGATTTGCATCAGCACATATTGGTATTAATGATGACACCATGGAGATGCGATATGCTCATCCTGCTCAAGCAGTGGTGACTGGTATAACGACTGGTGCGAAAACTATATTAACTCTAAGTGAATATGATACAAAATTAAGAGTTAATGATCACATAAAAATCATAGGTGAAAGATCGCAAGCAGTAACTACTGGAGTAACAACTAATTTTGTAGGTTACTCATCTATAACATATGCAAAAGTAGAAAGAATATTTGGACCTACTATTACAGGAAGTAATGGTATTCCAAACTTTGTTCAAATACAAATTGATCATGGCACAAGTGAATATACTCTTCCTTTTGTTGGTATAGCAACTGTATATAAAATGGGTGCGATTACTATTAAACCTGATAGTGCAGCAGGAACTAAAGTCTTTATAGAGGAAATTCAGGGATCATGAAACTTATAGCAGAAGAAATTGAATCAATTGATATTCTTACTGAAGAAAAAAACGGTAAGAAGACTCTTTATATTCAAGGACCTTTTCTTCAAGCAGAGATGGTCAATCGTAATAAACGTTTTTATCCTCTAAAGACAATGGCGAATGAGGTGAAACGTTATACTAATGATTTTGTTTCAAAAGGTCGTGCTCTTGGTGAACTTGGACACCCAGATGGTCCTCAAATAAATCTTGATCGTGTTTCACATAAAATTGTTTCATTGACACAAGAAGGTAATAATTTTATTGGTAAGGCACAGATCCTTTCAACACCCATGGGTAAGATTGCGGAATCACTTTTAGCAGATGGAGTGAAACTTGGAGTCTCAAGTCGTGGTATGGGATCTATAACAAATGTTGAAGGCGTAAATCATGTTGGTGAAGACTTCATGCTTGCCACTGCTGCCGATATTGTCGCTGATCCTTCAGCACCTGATGCATTTGTAGACGGTGTAATGGAAGGAAAAGAATGGGTCTGGGAAGGATCTGTTTTAAGAGAAAGAAAAGTAGAGGAGATTAAAGAGAATATAAATATTTCAGTAGATAAAGGAATTTTAGAGGCAAATAAGTTGCGTCTTTTTGCGGATTTCCTGTCAACACTGTAGTTGTCTAAATAATAACAGAAATTCTTGAAGTTTCTAAAGGTAAAAACACAATGCCAGCCAATAACACACTAAAAGAAATGGAAAATCAGGTAACTAAGGGAGCGACTCCTGCGGAGCCGATGCCCAAGGCACCTAATTATGTTCCTCAAGCAGGAACTATTGAAGACTTGGGTGGACCTACTCCTACTAATTCTCGTCCAGACGATGAGTCTAATAAGTTTAGCACTCCTGCTAAAACTATTAAACAAGTTAAGGATGTTGTAAATTCAAAAGCATCAAAAGCAGACCCAATGCCAACTGCCCCTTCTTATGTTCCAGACTCTGGAAAGAGTATGAGACAAGAAGAAGAGGAAGCACCAGAGGGAGATGTTGTTGCTGAAGAACCAGCAGTAGAAGAGGAAGAAGTAGTAGTCGAACAAGAATTAGATCTTTCACAAGATGTACAGGCACTTCTTGAAGGCGAAGAACTATCCGAAGAATTTCAAGAAAAGGCAAAGACTATTTTTGAAGCAACTGTACGCTCAAAAATTTCTGAAACAGTCACTGCCCTTGATACTCGCTACGAAAAAGCACTTGTTGAACAAGTAGATGAGATCAAAAAGGAACTAGTAGAACGTATTGATTCATATATTGAGTATGTTGCTCAAGAATGGATCACTGAAAACACTCTACAAGTAGAAACAGGAATCAGAAGTGAACTTTCTGAATCCTTTATGTCTGGTCTCAAAGGACTCTTTGAAGAACATTATGTACAAATCCCTGATGACAAATACGATGTTCTAGAGGCTATGGTAGAAAAACTTGATGAAATGGAGACAAAACTCAACGAACAGATCGATACAAACGTTGGTTTAACTAAGCGTTTATCTGAATCTGTCTCCAACAACATCCTAGATGAAATATCTGAGGGTCTTGCACTATCTCAAAAGGAAAAGTTAGCAAGTCTTGCTGATGGTGTTGAGTTTGAAAGCGAAGAACAATACCGTGAAAAACTATCTACTCTCAAGGATTCATATTTTGCTCCTAAGAAAGTAGAAGAATCACAAGAAGTCATCTCTGAGGGAGCTGTAGTAGAAGATAATTCTTCTGCTATGCAAGCATACCTGAATGCAGTGACAAAGTTCCAATAGATTAATTTAACTCAATCCCCCTTAAGGAGACCCACATGTTTAATTCTGCCTCATTGCAGAAGAAGTGGGCACCTCTTCTTGAAGCTGAAGGTCTTGATAAGATCGACGACAATCATAGAAGAGCAGTTACCGCCCAACTTCTTGAAAACCAAGAACGATTTTTAAGAGAGGAACGTGCATACTTAACAGAAGCACCTCCTACAACAAGCACTGATCCAGGTGGAACAGGCAATCCAGGTTTCTCTGGTTCTGCTGGTGCATCACCTGTTGCAGGTTTCGACCCTGTATTAATCAGTCTCATCAGAAGAGCAATGCCTAACTTGGTGGCATATGATCTTGCTGGTGTACAACCAATGTCTGGACCAACTGGTTTGATCTTCGCAATGAGATCTCAGTACAACAGCCAGTCAGACGGAAGAGAAGCATTCTTCAACGAACCAGATACTGCATTCTCCGCACAGAACGTCAACGGTATGAACCTTAATCAAGGTGATTACACAGGCGGTACTGACGGTGGAGCATCAGTTGGTTTCGGTACTACTGGTAATCAGGAAGCATATGAAGATACCAACCCTTCTATCTTAAATGGTGGTACTCAGAAAGAGTACGCAGTAGGTCAAGGTTTTAGAACTCAAGAGTTAGAAGCACTCGGTGACAACACCACTACTAATGACTTCCGTGAGATGTCATTCAGTATTGAGAAAGTTACTGTTACTGCTCGCTCCAGAGCACTAAAGGCAGAGTACAGTTTAGAACTTGCTCAAGACCTTAAAGCAATCCACGGTCTAGATGCTGAAGCAGAACTTGCAAACATCCTATCTACTGAAATCCTTGCTGAAATCAACAGGGAAATCGTTAGAACAATCTATAAAGTCGCTGAAACTGGAGCACAAACAAACGTTGCTACTTCAGGTATATTCGACTTAGACGTTGACTCTAACGGAAGATGGATGGTTGAGAAGTTCAAAGGTATGATCTTCCAATTAGAAAGAGATGCCAACGCTATCGCACAAAGAACTCGTCGTGGAAAGGGTAACATCATCATGTGTTCTGCTGACGTTGCATCTGCACTTGCAGCTGCTGGTCAATTAGATTACACACCTGCCCTTAATTCTGCACTTAACGTTGATGACACTGGTAATACATTTGCTGGTACACTTAACGGACGTTACAAAGTATACATCGATCCATTCGCTGCTAACTTAAGTGCTGATCAATACTACGTTATGGGTTATAAAGGTACTTCACCTTATGACGCTGGATTATTCTACTGTCCTTACGTTCCATTACAGATGGTAAGAGCAGTTGGACAAGACACATTCCAACCAAAAATTGGTTTCAAAACCAGATATGGTATGGTTGCTAACCCATTCGCTGAAGGAACAACAGTTGGTG